CTCGAACTCCGTGACGACAAGCGCGTGGCGAACATCCTCAACGAGGCGACCGATCTGGCTCCGCGTCAGGAGGCAACGCAGGTTGCGTCCAGCCCTTTCGAGCAGCAGGCACCTGCCACGCCTGCGGCGGCACCTGCGGCTATGGCAGCATCTGCTCCTCCTGCGAAGGCTAAAGTAATTCCCAAGGCTACACCGGCTCCCGCTCAGGCGGCACCGGCTTCGTTTGATGAGATGCTCGACAACATTCTCTGAGCCTACCCAAGGGGGTAGTTATTTTACTACCCCCTTCTTCCTCCTTAATTTTTTATTACTTTTTGAAGTAGGAGCAGCGATTGGAAAACGCGCATCAATTCGCGTCTCGAATGCTGCCGACCCCCGTAGATGGCAAGTCCTGGATCAACGTCCATTGGAGCCAACCGGGAGAGAACGGCAGGAAATTCTGGGACGGCCGGGCTTGCGCCAGCGTAGACGAGTTTGTCAAGACGCTGGAGTGGCTACAAAAGACCAACGAGCCGAAGGATATCTACGCAGCCATGAGCGCCCAAGGGCGCATGGAAGAGAAGACCTCGAAGCGTGGCTTCAAGTACCGGAAGGCTCTCCGATCAACCAATGACGCCGTAGCGGTCAAATCCCTCTACATCGACATCGACGTGAAGGAAGGTGCATACGCCGACACCAAGGAAGCCCTCCAAGCCCTGAAGGACTTCATTACTTCAACAGGTATGCCCAAGCCCACGGCCGTCGTGGCATCAGGATCTGGCGGCTTCCACGTCCACTGGGCGCTGGACCGGGAGCTCTCCCGCGAGGAGTGGCAGGTGCTGGCTGACGCCCTCGCCCGCGCGGCCCAGGACTTGGGCCTTAAGTGCGACAGCCAATGCACGGTGGACGCTGCCCGCATCCTCCGCGTTCCCGGCACCTTCAACCACAAGGGCGCTGACCCCAAGCCCGTGAAGTTGCTGAGCCTCGGCGCAGACGTCTCAGTGGACGAGGTCCGTCAGGCATTACACCATTACATTGGCGAAGCACCGGCCCTTCCCATGGGCACGGCTACCAACCTTACGGCCAATGACGAGCTAGGTGCTGGCATCGAGACGAGGGCAGCACCGCCTATCATAATCGACGACGTTGCCCGGCACTGCGGCTTTGTATCCCGCACGATTGGGACAGGCGGCAAGGACAACCCCAACCCGCTCTGGTTCATGACTGCGTCACTGGCCACCTTTGTTGAGGACGGGCGCGATGCCTTCCATAAAATGTCGGAGAAGCATCCCGGCTACAACAAGGACGCCACGGACGAACTCTTTGACCGCGCCGTTGCGAAGCAGAAGGAGAAGAACCTCGGCTGGCCCAAGTGCTCCAAGATCGCCGGTTACGGCGCTCCTGAGTGCAAAGGCTGCCCGCTCCTGATCCAGAACAAGAGCCCGCTGAACTTCCCGCAGGCGGCGGCAAATGACGTGGATAAGACCTTGCCGGATCGCTTCACGCGCAACCCCAACGGCACCATCGCCGTGCGGGCTGTTCATGACGACGGTACACCCTTCTCCATCACGCTATCGCATTATCCAATTTGGTCCGGGTGGCTCTCGCCCTCCCCCTGGTCGCTCCACTTCACGACTATTCTGGCCGACAAGAAGCGCACCGCGTTCGACATACCTGCTGAAGTAATTGGCGCGAAGGACGGCCTGTCCAAATTCCTCTGCTCCAAGGGGATGTTTACAAGCGAGAAAGAAGCGAAATATTTGAAGGAATTTTTCATGTCATGGATTCAGAAACTTCAGGCGACCAAAGACTGCGTGGTCGCTGCCCAGCCGTTCGGGTGGTCTATACCTGACGGCAAGATCGACGGCTTCGCTTACGGCGGGCGCGTCTGGGGTAAACACAGTGACCGCCCTGCCGCAGATCCCGATGCGGTGCTGTCGTATCAGTACTCTCCCAAGGGTGAGCGCCGGGTATGGCAGGACGTTGCCGACATCATCTGCGCCCAGAACCGCCCAGCACTCAATGTGATCCTCGCCTCGGCGTTCGCTGGCCCTCTGGTGCAGCTTACCGGCCACGGTGGCTTGCTGTTGAGTTCCTACTCGACCGAGTCCGGTATCGGCAAGACGACCGCCATGAAGTGCGCTCAGGCTGTGTGGGGCCACCCCGTCATGGCGATGGCGGCTCTTACTGACACAAGTAACTCGATCCTTGGCAAGATTGGTAAGCTCAAGCACCTCCCCTACTACTGGGACGAGATCAAGAGCGAGGAGCAGGTCAAGAACTTCACCAACCTCGTCTTCAACATTACGGGCGGTCGCGAGAAGTCCCGCATGAACGCCGACACGACGCTCCGCGAGTCGGGATCGTGGAACACGCTGCTCGTCTCAGCTACTAACAATACGCTCATCGATGCGATGACGGCGAAGAATAAGTCCACCACGGCTGGCCTCATGCGTCTGTTTGAGTTTCAGGTATCAAAGTCGACCAACGGACTGGTGGATACTTCCCACATGCAGCGCCTTGTCGGTAGCCTCGAATACAACTTTGGGCACGTCGGTCTTGAGTACGCGAAGTTCCTCGGCTCAAACTATGAGAGCATCAACGACAAGCTCGCAGACTATGAAGTGAGCCTTAGCCGCGAGCTCAACGCGGATCAGGCAGAGCGCTTCTGGACCTCGGCCATGTCTGTTGTCCTCAAGGGCGCTGAGTATGCCAATGAGCTTGGCTTCCTATCGGTTGATATCCCCGCAATGAAGCAGTTCCTCATTGAAACGATGAATGGCATGCGGACGGAAATCGGCAAGAGCTCGACCGACATGAACACCGAATTGGCGCTCAGCTCGGTGCTGGCTGACTTCCTCAACTCCAACCGCCAGACCATGCTGGAGACGAACCGGACCTGGGTATCACGGGGCAAGCCCGCGAAGGGTGCCATTCAGGTACTGAACGATATCACCCGCATCAACAGGCTGGCGATCCATCTGTCGCGCGAGGATGGCATCCTGCGTATCTCCAGCAGCTTCTTCAGCGACTGGATGGCCAAGAACGGGCACTCCCGCAAAATCTTCCTCGACCGGCTGGAAAAGGAATATGGCGTGGAAATGAAGACCGGTCGCCTCGGAGGCGGAACCGACCTTGTTTCGGCGCAGGAGTATTTGGTCCACGTAGACATGAACCACCCCAAGCTGGCGAACATTCTGGGATGAGCACATATAACCGCAAGAGAGCACAGCCCTTCTTGAAGGTGTTCGACGAACTCGGGATTGAGATCGTCGACACCGAGATGACCGGGTCTTGCCATTACAAGTTTAAAGTTACTGCATGCGGTAACTGTAAATTTTTCATCGCCTCGTATTCCTCATCGGACCACAGGGCACTCATGAACTTCAGATCGGATGTGAAGCGGTGGAAGAGCCAACTGGAACAGCAATGACTGATGCCCTTGCCGAGCAAGCCGTCAAGGCTAGGCGGAAACGGCTTCTGCTCAATACGATTGAGGTTGCGCTGGGGGAGCTCGTCCACATGGAGGGGATCTCCACCACACGGGGGATTATCCTACGCTTTGCGCGGCAGCTTAAGTTTTACTAGGCTTCTTCGTCAGGTAGACGATCTTGTCGATGCAGCCGACCGGGATGGCCACGCGCCCGCCAAACACGCGCTTAAATTCGTGGTCATAGTAGTCCCGTACCAGGACTAGGAACTTTAGATTCTTCTCAAGCAAGAAGCCGGTGGAGCGAACCTTCACCGGCTTCGTTGGTTTCGCATCGTGGTGTATCCACTCCGAGCCCTCATCGAAGATGTCATTCCATTCGACGGTGACGGGCTGGAGCGGGCGCATCAGCGGTTCTTCCCGCCCCCGGACCAGCCACGGTTAAACTGCTTGGTCTGCACGGCGAGGTTCTTCGGCGCGTTGGTGCCGCCACGGCGCAAGGGAACCTTATGCCCGACGTCCTTTCCGTCGCCCTTCTTCACCCGCCCCTCGGCGGTCATCTCCCGCCTTGCTGCGTTCCGCACTGCCCGCTTTTTCTTCTGTTCCGGCTTTGCGTGGTAGGTCTGGTACTCGTTGGGATAGTCGCGCTTTGGCATTGGGAAGACCCTCAAATTTAGAAACTAATCGGCACCATTCTCGAAATTCTTCTACAGACATTTGCGATCTGAAAATATTGACCGCAGCACACACTAACTGGATGTTGCTCCTGATATATGGTCCCCCGGAAACAATCCGGTCAACGCTCGCATTCGTCCAGATCTTCCTGTCCTTGATCAGGATATTTGTCAGCCCAACCCCGGTCAACGCACAGCGACCATCCTGCTCTTCTAGTACTTCAAGAAGTAAATCTGTCGTCAGCTCGGCTCGCTCCTTGGCAGAGTTTGCCAACCTGTTGAGATATCGTCGCCAGTTGCCGCTGATCCACCGCCGCTGCCGGTCGGCGGGCCAAGCCCGCGCCTTCTTGTTGCACTTCACGGAGCAGTACTTCTGCCATCGAACAACCTGCTCGAACTCCGCTCCGCAGGTAAGACAGTTATTCATCGACGCTCTTGTTCTTTGCTTTCTCGCGCAGCTCCTCCCGGCGGCGCTTCTCAACCGTCTCGAACCGGATCTTCTGGCCGCGCTGGTCCTTGGGCAGCTTCGCCTGCTTGGCGTTCCACTCGCGGATCTGGCCCTTCAGCTTGGCGATCTTACCCATGTCGTTCCCGGCATCGATGTAGCCGTAGAACAGGCGGTCATGCTCGCTCTTGACGCGGCGGTTCAGCTTCGTTTCCATACCGGTCTTGCGCTGTTCACGGGCCTGGGAAGCCGGGGTGAGGCCAGTGCCCTTGAGGATTGCCTCGGGCACAGTGTAGTCGCCGCTCGCACCCTTCTCGACTGCCTTGCTAACGTCAACCGCGAACTTCAGCGGCAGGGCGTCGAGGAACTTGCCCCACTCGCCGTTGGAGGCCGCGCTTACTGCCTTCGCTACAGATGACACCATCGAACCGGACGCACCCGCCGCCGTGTCCCAGAGGTACGCCTTGACGTCTTCATCCTTGTAGGACTTCGGAGATCCAAAGGTGAGAAGGCTGTCCATGCCAACACGGCTGGACATATCGAAGGCGAAGTCACCGAGGCCACGCGAGGCACCGTAGGTCAGCATCTCCGCAAAGGTTCCGCCGACGAGCGACTTGTAGAACTCCTCGACATCTTCCTTGAAGTCTTCCCAGTCATATTCAACGAAGCCAAGCCCGTTGAGGACAGACATCAGCACCTTGGCCGGTTCCCACGGCAGGCCCATCGTACCGGCAGCGATCTGGTGGGCGGCAAGCGTGTAGGCCAGAGCCTTGAAGCCAGCCTTCCGGTCACCGGGCTTCATGCCACGGATAACGCGCCCAGCCTGACGGCCGAGGTTGTAGTACATCATCTGGCCGTACTTCTTGAACTGAAGCGCGATCCGGCCACCCTTGCTGCGGAAGACAGGGGCCTGGTTACTTTGCGAGTAAGTGCCCTGCGTCAGGTCGACGAAGTCCTTGGCGTCCTGAACGGCCTTCTCATGGCTGCCGTGCTTCTTCATGGCAAGGCGGTAGGCCGTCAGGGCAACGACGCTACGGTTCAATGCTTCGATGGCCTTGGGAGCCTGCCTTCCGATGTTGTCGATAAAGGCCATGGCCGGATCGTAGGTGCGGCCCATCAGGGTATCGGGCTGCTGGAGGTTCCGAGCAACCATCATACCGGCGTCGAAGTCGATGAAGCCGATCTTGCGGAGCTCCTCCAGCATTTCCCGCTCTTTCGCGTTCTTGAGCTTGGCCGAGGCAACCTTCAGATGATCAGTGCCTTCGCTGCCGCCAAATGCCTTGACGGTATCGACGACGCCGGTAGCGATCATCTTTGGCCCACCAAGGTCATAGTAGGAGACATTCATTTCGATGACCGCCCGACCCTCGCCGTACTCTGCCGCAAGGGCCGGGAGTGCAACGAGGTTGGGCTGCATGGCGTTGAAGAACGAGTATGCGGGCGAAGCGAGGTAGCGGAGGAACGCCAACTGCGTCAGGCGGCGGATGGCCACGTCGGCCAGACCGTTCGCCTCATCGATGTTCGACGACTGAGCCCGCTTCTTCAGTTCGCGAACAAGCTCGCTCGCGCCAGCGGCAGCGCCGGTTCCCTGCTTTCCAAGAACCGCAAGGCGACGATCTCCTTCCTTGAAGGCAGCGTCAATCTGGGGTTGGATTTCGAGTTTGGCGATGTAGCCGGACGCGGCATCCACATAGTCATTGGCGTTGCGCACTGCGTCCAGGGAAGCGCCCTCGACGTTGCGGCGGCGGATCAGGTGCGACTGGATGCGGGTCGACCCCAGGTAGCGGAGACTTACTTCCTGAAGTACCTGACGGAGCTCCTCGCGCTGCGTAGACGAGAGGTCGGAAAACGCCTCCCGCCGGTCCAGCGTTGAAGCCAACTGCTTCATCTGCTCCGAGAGCATGTCTGCATTGGCACCGTTGGGGAGATCATTGGTGCGCCGCTGCACGTCGTCAACGTCCTTCAGGCCGTCAGCGCGAAGCTGGTCGGCGATCTTCTTGGCTTCCTTGTCTGAGTTGGCGAACTCAACGTGGCGGTTCTGGACAGTAACGCGCCAGCGGGGCTCGGCATCGGTGTCGTTCTTCGAGATCTTGACCTTGACGCCGTCCTTGTCGACGCCAAACATCTCATTGGTAGTCTTGTCCACGTAGACCTGCTTGATCGTCGGCTTCGTGTCCTGCTTCTCAGCATAGGCAGACGCCTCATCGCGCGACTTGAACTCGAACTCGTTGTCCGACAGCTTGCGGGCGTTCTTGGGTGCCTCGATTTTGTAGACGCCCTGCACTCGCCACTCGCCACGGCGGGCCAGCGGGAAGTACGGGCCTTCGATCTTGGAGAGCTCGACGGTATCATCGATGAGGTCGGCCACACGGGGGCCGATCAGCTTCTTGTCAGCTTCCGTTGCCTTCTTCGTGAAGAACCGCTGAGCCAGAGCCGGGTCCGGGTGGCCCGCAAGCTTGAGCAGGTTCGACAGGCGGCCAAGGTTCATCTCGTCCTGCGTGTCGGTATAGGTGTCGCGTGTCTCCTGCCAGAGTTTCATCAGGTCCGGGGGAAGCGCACGATAGCGGGCGGCAAGCTCAGGGTACTGGGCCTTCGCCCACTTGTAGCGAAGCGTGTCCTTGCCGAGATGCTTCTGCTGATCCAGAGGCCGGTCAGGATGCACCTCTGCCATGGTGGCATCGTTCATCAGAGATGTGAAGTTCTCCCAGATGGCACGATTTGCTTTACTGCCGCTGTACTTGCTCTGGGCAGCGGCGAGCTTCTCAACGACCTTGCCCAGCCCCTGAAGGATCTCAGCCTTGCGAACGCGCCTACGCTCAATGTACTCGGCAATCTTGCGCAGCGGGTTGGAGTACTTTCCGAAGTAATCGTCGGAGTCCACGCCAAGCTGGTAGTTCGACTTCACACTCAGCAGGCGGCGCTTGCCGGGGTTCTTCCTGGGAACGAACTCTTCAGCTTCCTTCTGGAGCTTTTCGGCCGCCTTGTTGATGGCGTCGGCCTGCTTCCCGGCGGCCTTGTTCACCTGGTCGTCGGTTGGATCATTACTTTCCGAAGTACCGTACTTCGACTTCAGGTCGTCCATGACAAATGCCAACGTGGCATCGTCCATGTCCTTGAGGTCGTTGCTCAGTACGGCTTCAAGCTCGGCAGCGATATCGTTGGGCACGCCAGCATTGCGCAGCTCGTCACCGAAGTTGCGCTCGCGGAACATGGGCGTGAGGCTTCCACCAGCGGTACCGATGTCCCGCAAGAAGTCGGCAGCATAAGGCTTTGTGTCCTGTTCGAATTTCTCGTCGACCAGACGCTCGGTCAACTCAATTATCTTCGTCAGAGCGTTCGTGTCGCTCTTCGGAATGCTGAAGAGGCGACGGATGTTATCGACGAACTTCGTGTAGACGTTGCCGCCCCGATACGGGATCGACTTGAAGAACTCCCGAACCTTTGCATTTGTCAGACCATAGGTAGCCAGCTCCTCGACGGAGGACACCGCCGAGAGAATTTGAAGGTTCCGGGTGAGCTCCGGGTTGACCTTTCCGCGAACCAATTGGTTGTAGCGAGACACGACAACTCGCTGAAGATCGTAGAACTCGGCAGTGATCTGTGCGAGCTCTGTACCCTTGTTCTTGGTAAGATTGCCCTCTTTCAGGCGGGTATTTGTCGCAGCGTGAAGCAGTTCATGGGCAACGACTTCTTCTGTCAGGAAATCGGCACGAATGTAAAGCGCCCGCTCACCCGTGTCGAACTTTGACCAGTAAACACCCATCGCCCCACTGTTGAGGTTGCGGGCGATAATTCCAGGGACATTGTCGCCGGTCTTCACTACGCTGAATGAGCTGTTCTCGATGGCCGGTCGAATTTTGGCAATGATCTCTCGCGTTGCCTCATCGCGGCTGTTTGCGATCAGCCAGTCAGCAGCCTCACCTGCCGAACTCCAGCCCTGAGCGTCTTCCTTGAACCGCTCGGGCTTACCGGAGAAAAGCGGGCTTTTGGTGATTTCCGGCTTCTTGCTGAGAAACTTAAAGATAGGTGTCGCGTTACCTTGCGAAGTAGCACGGGTCCGGGCTTCCTCGGCGCGCTCGGTAAGGCGGATAGCAACCGCCAAGGCGTCGACGTTCTTAGTCCCGCTGATGCCAAGATGCTTCGCGATAGCATTGACCATTGCGCTCCACAGCGTCTTCTTGCCGGGTACGTCGTACTTAGATGCCAGACTGCCGGTGACTTCCACGTTCATGAGGAAGTTCTGGAAACGTGGGTTGGACATGGCTTCCGAGAGGAACTCATGAACATCAAGGAGCCCACGGGCACCCTTCATGTTGCCAGCCCGGTCCTTCACAAAGTCAAGCAGCTCCTGAATGTCAGTTTTCAGGTTCGTGTCAGAATCAATGGCATTGGCAAGGTAAGCGTGCAGGCCCTCATGGGCGAGAAGCTCCGCATCGAACTGGCCGTTCTTCAAGAAGTCGGTTGAAAAGATGATGTGCTTGCCGACGGGATCATAGAAGCCGTCCACGTTCCGACCAGGATACAGCTCGGCCAATGTCTCGGCATCTACCACCAAGACCTTTGTCTTGGCGATCTTCTGGCCAAGCTGCTGTAGAATGCGGTTCAGCACGGTACGGTTTACAAGGTTACCCTTGGCCGCGCTTGCCTCTGCGATTGCGTCGGCCAGAGAGTAAGTGTCGAGGATATCAGATTTCTCAAGCGGGCGAGACGGCGTGGTGTCGATGCTTTCCCCGTCTTCACGCATTATGATCCCGGCAGCGCGGAGCTTCTCTTCGATCTCCTTCTTCTTATCTGCTGTGATCTCCTTGAGGGGCTCGGGCTTCGCCGCGCGCTCCTCGTCCATGAGGATGATCGACTTCTTAGCCGTGCGCGATACCTTCGTCTCCACGTCGTCCTTGCCGACGATCCGCTCATCGCCCTGCATCTCGACAGTGTCGGACGCCGTCTTGCCGTCGTCCAACTGAGCTTGTTGCTCGGCACTCAGCGTTTCGTCGCGGCCGTCTAGCGACTGCGCAGCGTTGTCGGGGGCATCGCTCTCGACCGTCTGGCGCGTATCGGCAATTTGCTCGATATCGCCGCCCTGACTGCGGCGCATCTTGTCGTCAATCTCCGCACGGCGCTCGGAGATTACTTCATCAGTAAGTCCGTTGCGGAGACGCAGATCACGCGACACGAAGTCAGTGTAGTGGTCGGCCACCGGCTTGTAGGGGGTCGCCAGAGACTTGAGGAAGTCGCGGGCAACTACAAGCTGCATGCCGCCCTGCCCCAGGTTCATCGTCTCGTCGATATTGCCAGACACCTTGTCGGGGATAGTCACACCAGCAGCCTTCGCACCCTGCACCATTGCTTCGGCGCGGGCACGAATGGCTGCGCGGGCTACCGTCTGCTTGCCAGCGTTCGGGTCAAGGAAACCATCCTCGTTTGCGGCAGGCGGATTTGCTTCTGCGATCTTCCGACCCTCAGTGTCGATCTTGCTGCGTGCTTCCCGCTGGGCCTTCGTCCAATTTTTACCAGTGGATTCGGCCTCTTCCTTGAAGACCTTCTGGTTCTTCGGTCCCTTCAGCGTCCCCTTGATGCGGTCGGCCAGGATTTCGTTCTGCTCGGCCTGCTCCTGCTCGGCGCGAACCGACGCGGTAGACATATCTTTCAGGACGCGTGGCTTCTTTGTCTCCACGACGGGGGGCTTCGGGGCGGGCGTAGCGGCCGGGGCGCTGGGTGCAGCAGCCTGCCCGCCATCCAAGTCTTGGTCGGCGATACGGGCGAGGGCTTCGTTTTCGTCGATCTTACCGCTCAGCCAGTCACGGACAATGCCCACCATCTGCGGTGGCACATTGTTTTCGAGCGAGTTGATGCCGACCTTGTTACCCTGCCGGGGCTCGTACTGGTTCGGATCGGCGGAGCTCCAGATATCAGTGACGTCAACATTCGCCTCGCCACCATCGGTGCCCTGAAGAATGTTATTGCCAGACCGGTCACGGACGCGGAGATACCGGCCATCGCCGCGCTCGTAGAAGGCAAACGAGAACGGGCCAAGGCGGTAGCCCTCACCGGGATACGGCTTGAGCATATCGCCGAGCTTGCGCCCCGGCTGACGCCCAGCGACGACGGTGTTGGGGTCTTCCACTGCGACGGTGTTACCCGGCTCAGCCTTCGTGGCTTCCAGCACCTGCTGCTGGACGGGAGCCGTCTCGGTCGTACCCGTAGCGGCCTTGACTTCGGTGCCACCCGGCGTGCGCTCTGTAACGGCGACGGGGGCAGCACCAGCAGTGGCGCTCGCGGCAACCTGCTGCTTGTTGAATGGTCCCAGGTCAAGAAGCTCGTTCAGGCGGCCAGCCTTGGCGGCGGCGCGAATTTCCTGCGGGGTGATCTTGTCGGACATATAATCAAAGATGCCGACGCCTTCGATCTTGGTACGCTTGGAGCCGGGCGGCGGCGTGGCGGGCTTCGTGCCCTCCGGGTAGAACACAGTACGGCGCTTACCCTCGACCAGAGCTTTCTGCTGCTCGGCAAGGGTGGCCTCGGTTTCTTGAAGCGTATTGACGTCTGGATTACTTGCTGAGGTAACCGGGAGCATCTTGAACTTGTTGTTCTTGAACTCCAGCAGGCGCTTGTTCTGGGCAAGCTGTAACATGACGTCGCCAGCCTGATTGGCGCTGACGCCAAGCATACGGCCAAGCCAGTAAGGCGACGTGACGCCGCTCTCCTGGATGGCGGCAGCGGCACGCTCAGCAAGATCATTTGCCGGTGCAGGAGCGGCGGGCTCTGAAGGGGGCGGAGCCGTCGGCGCAACCCCCACGGTGACCGACGGCTCCTGGCCAGCGACAGCGGAAGGAGGAGCCGCCTGCTGGTTAACGGTTGGAGTAATGGGATCGACCGGTGGGGCGGTGGGCTTACCCGGTGCCATAGGAACGGGTGGCGGTGCGGCAGGTGAGGCAGGTGCGGGCTGCGCAGACGCCTGAGCAGCGGCGCGTTCCTTTGCAACACGGATTGCGTACTCGCCGGGCGTTTCAACGGGTTTACCGGCGACAGCCTGTGCCATGGCCGGATCGACATCGGGGGGAGCGCTGGGCGCATCACCGCCGAGAGCGGTTTGCTGCTCTAAGGTCGCCTTCTTATCGTCGACCTTTTCAACGGGGGTTTTGTCCAAAGCCTGACCAATGACGCCGACGCCGACGCCAAGGATTGAGCCAATCAGGGCTGACTCGGTCGCATCCTCTGTCCAGCCGCGCTCCGGGTCGTAGAATTTCTGGGCAATGATGTTATTGCCGACGGTCTGAAGGTACTCCTGAATACCTTCTTCAGCGCCGTTCTGACCAAGTTCGACAATGCGCTTCATTACCGCATTGCCAACCTCGCGTCGCACACTCTGCGGCAAAAGCTTTAGAGCGCGAGACACCGGGATGATATCGGTAGCGCCGACCAAAGCAGCCCAGTCACTGGCGCGCAATGCGGTTTCTTCATCTACACCAGCCTCGATGGCTTCCTTGTAGACCTGGGATTGGTTCATGGTCACGCCGACGCCGGTACCGACAGCAATACCAGCCCACGGGCCACCAGCCGCAGAGGCGACAAGCGAGCTTACAACGATACCCGACAGGTTACCTGCTCCGGTAACAACCTTCCCCGCCAAACTGTCGTCGTTCGGATCGGGAGCACCAATTGCGCTCTTGACGGCCTCTCTCGTCGCGTCGCCCAGCTTGTAGACATCCCGGTCGCGAGCCGGAATAATCGGCGCGACGGCGAGCTGCTCGGACTTCTGGATGCCTTCATTCAGCGCATCGATCTGCGCCTGCATCCATTCCCGCTGCTGCGCGGGCATTTCGGGATTTGCATCCAGAGCGCCTTGGAGATTATCGATCTGCGCCTGCCGCATCGCGATAGCCTGCGAAGCATTTGTCTTGACCTTGTAATCAAGAGACGCCCCGGTGATCGCCATGCCCTCGGGCACCGACGCCGCCGACTCAGTGACGCCTGTCGCAAACTGGCGACCGCGCTGCAACAAGCTATTAGAGACACCCAGGGCGGCGGGGTTAAAGTCGCCCATCGGGTCGGACGAAATGCCCGAGAAGAGAGCTTCTTCTGGTGCAGTTTCTTCAGGTGTGGCATCTTCAAACGGCACATCATCGAAGCTGATAGCCGGGACGCGCCTGGGCTGTGCCGGGGCCGTGCCGCTCGGGCGAGAGACGTCAGCATAGTCTACCTTTTCAGCAGCCACTTCCTCAGTGTCACGCTCGAACGGGACGTCGTCAAAAGTCAAAGCGTCCATTAGAGGCCCCTAGTGTCGTAACCTGCATCCTGAAGTTTCTTGAGCACGCCAGCGCGGCTGCGCCCCTGCCCAATCGCTGCCTTGGCCGCCGCCATCGTGGCGGGGTCAATGGGCTTACCAACGGCGGGAGCGGTCGGCGTAGGAGCCGTGGGCATCTCCGGGATCGCCGCCGCATCGGTTTTCGCGGGAGCATCTGGATCAACATAGCCATCCGGCGGGAGAACGGTGTCACGAAGGGCGCTCTGGAAATCGGTAGAGAACCGCTTGTCCTTCTTGAGTTTCTTTGCCCCCATCTGGGCGAGCTTCATGGCCTTGTTGTATGCGGTATACGACTCATCAAGCTCCGACTTCAGCGACAACGCGCTGTCGGAGTCCTCGCCGTTGAGCCCGACTTCGGAATCGTACTTCTTCTGAAGCGCATCAAACTGCTTTTTGGCTACCGCAGCTCCTCTGACAACTTCCTTGTAAGAGAACGTCTTTGAGCTCTTTTTTCCATCAGAGGGGACCGCTTCGCCAATAGCGGGCTTGTTACTTCCCAAAGTAGGATCAGCCTCACCGGCCAAAGCAGCCATGCGCTTGATGAACATACTGCCATCGGCCACGCCTGTTGCCAGCGCCCACATCTCTTTCGCACCAAGCTCGCCCTGCTGCTGGGCATATCCGGCCTTGTCAATCTTGTAGAGGACGGTGCCAGTCGGCGTAGGTTCGGCTTGGACCTGGACATCGTCGGGGACGTCGTCGTTTGCGGCATCGGATACGAGCTTGGATGCTGACGCCAGATCTCCTTCGCGAAGAGCCTGAAGCGCAAGCATACCCCGCGTCTTTGAGGTATCCCGGTAGTTATTGATGATCTGTGTGGCAATGCTCCGAGCCTTAAACGCATCACCTTTCTTGATGAACGAGTTATAGGCTGTAACAAGTGCTTTTGCGCCTAACAACCTTTGGTCCATCTCCCCCATAGGATCGATGGTTTTCATGATGGCTTTCATTTCTTCAGGGGTAGCTGCCGGAACGGACGAAAGACGATCCTGCGACTTCTTCGGCTTAGTCGATACAGCCTCTTCCTTTTCCGAAAGCTCACTCTCCATTGTGTCAAACACCTCTTTGGTGATGTTTGCGGCTTCCTTAAAAATTGGATCGCTCTTTCCCTCGGCAGGCTTAGGATCGGCTGGAACTACCGCAGCACCCTTGGCGGGCATCTCCTCGGGAATTGCTGATTGAGGAGCCTCGCTGTCGGCCTTGGCGGCAACGGCTTCAACTTCCTCGTCAGCTTCCATCAAGCCGCCAGCGTCTGTGAAACGCACGGTTTCACTACCAACCGGGATTGCTTCATACGAAGAAGTGGGCAGTTCCTCTTCGGCGGGATCACCCTCGGGGAACTGCTCATCAAACGACTGCTGATCATCTACCGAGAACATATCGTCATCGGAGGTGGAGTCGTCGCTACTGCTGGACTTCGGAACACTCCTAACAGTATCGTTCGCGTCCTTGATCTCCGCCTTGTGGGCCTTCTCTTCTTCCTTTGCGGCGTCCTTTGCGGCCTTGCCAGATGCCTTGGCAGCGGCGCGGGCTTCCCTATCAGCGGCACGGGCACCGATGCCCTTCTCACGGATATCCAAGGCACGATCAGCACGGGAAGCCGAGCCCTCGCGAAACACCTGGTCAGCCTCAAACTTCTCGCGCCTGAGCTTGCGGTCCTGAATGTCGCCGCCAATGGAGGCACCAGCCTTGGCACCGTTGACGAAGTCGTTGATCTCAGCAGAAAAGCTCATCTCTTACCCCACAGGCAGTGCGGAACGGGTGGTATCGAAGGTCGGACGCTCAGGCGGTGCGATGGCGTACTCGGGCTTGGCCGTCGCCTTCTGCTTGTCTTCGCGGGATTTCTTGATGAGATTCTGGAAGAACTCCTCGCCCTTCCAGGCCACGGCCTCGCGCGGAACCACGAACTCACCAACATTGAGGCGGGCCGGTACATCGTCGATGGCCTTGCCACGGCTGGGGGATGCGCCGACGGGGACATTACCGCCCGAAGTAACCGAGCCGCCGTCCTCGTAGGAGAGGCCCACACCGAGTGCCGTACCCAGAAGACCGCCGATACCCGAGCTGGAGTCCTGATTTGCCTGCCACCCAGCAAGCGCATTGTTGTAACCGGAATTGAGGGCATTACCCCAAGTGCCAAGCGCCTGATTGCCAGCACCCTGCCAACCAATGCCCGTACCCATTGAGCTGGCACCGGACGCCGTTGTTGCCAGAGCCGAGTTGATGCCCTGATTGCCAGACTGAAGTGCGGTGCCGTAGGTGCCAGCGATCTGACCGGGGTAGCCACGGCCGACGTTGATGGCTTCTGACCGCAGTGCGCGACCAATGCCTTCATCCTGCTGGCGCGACTGGTTACCGGCGGCAGAGGAGGCAGCGCCCTGCTGGACGTTGGCCGCACGATCAAGGGCCGCATACCGCAGCGATGAAGGGTCGACACCGAACGACTGGAGGTTCTGCATGGCGCGGGTGCGCGACGCATCGAACTGTTGGGCAACGTCAGCCTGAGCGCGGGCGGCGTTGGATTCCATCCTCTCGGGGCTCGCATAGTCCTGCGCTTCCTGCGCAAGCTGATCCTCAAGAGGCTGGTAAATGCTCTCGTAACGCTCGCGGTCCTTGGCAGCGTTGGCGTCGTTGGTATCCTGCCGCTTCAGCGCAGAATCGATGACCTTCTCGGAGATGGCCTTGTCGGACGCATACTTTTCCTTGGCCCAGTCGAGCTGCTCCTTGCTCGTCTTGTAGGCGAGCGCGGCAGATTCCTTGCTGGCTTTGACAATGCCCGAATAGTCTGGCGGCTCTGGAGCGTCGTTCTTGCCACCCATCTCACATCTCCTGTCCGGCCCGCAGCGTCTTCGGCTTGAAATTAAGCCAGCGGCAATCGGCCTTTTCCAATACGAGAACGATGACACCCCCGTCGGGGAATACACCGTCAACTTTTGTCAAAATCTTAAAACCAAGTGCTAAGTCAAATTCGAGAGCTTTAGTATTTGTTTCGGGTACTTGGCCGAATATTCTTTTAACACCTAACTGTACAAACGGGTAGTGGAAAATCACCCAAAGTAACTCTCTGGTTGCTGCTCGCTTATCAAACGATGCCACATGGATTGAAATACTTTCATGGGTATAGTTTTGATAAATTACTCCGCCAAGTAACTCGTCCCCCGCTACCCTCGTAATAGCGATATCGCAGCGCGGGTTAAAGTTACAGCCCGCCGCCCGTGCAATCGCATCCCCGTGGTCATGGTTATTGAATACGATCATACGCTGATCTGCCACACGCTTCCGGTCCAAAAGTAGAGCCGGTTAGTCGTGGTGTTAATCCAGATGTCACCCTTCTTGTAGAGGCCCTGCTTACCTCGATTTGGCTCCTCGTTTTGAACAAACATTTGCGGAGCTCCGAGAGCCTCGCCCTGGCGGAGTCCTGCCAACAATTCCACCGACTGCTTGAGTGCGCGAACAGCCGTGGACAGCTCTTCCAGACTATTCGTAAACTCAGGGATCGTCGGAAAGTTAGACATTAGTCAGCTCCTTCGCTACCGACGCCAACTCGATAGAGATAACCCGCACACGGGCCTCAATCTCGACCTGGTAAGTGGCGGCTTTGAAGCCAGACGGCAAGCGCATTAGCTCGCCATCAACCCTGAACTCCCGGCACATTACAAGTGTATCGTCGGCATACACTCGCACCAAGCCCCACTGGTTCGCTTGGAGCGTCTGAACAAGGTTGGTATTCCGCACCGGGTTCAGCGTCGGTGACGTCGAAAAGGTGTCAAACCACACCCGCATAGCCTCTAGGTTGCGGCGGTTCGGCATAGAGAAGATTTTAGAACGCCATCTATATGGTCCCGGTGGTTGACCTTCACTTGTATCCAGCCAGTAAACCGCGCCCTCTTTGACGATGAACACCTCATTGGTCCACACATCATTGAAGGTGTTGTAGGCGGGGGTGATTGTGTTCAGGCCGGTAAATGCCACTCGACTATTATTAAAGTCGATGAAACCACCAGTAAAACCGCCAGTGAGATCCGCCTGCTGGAACGCATCGGTCTGAAAGCTGTCAACCTGAAACACGGTACCCTGCTGAGAACCCCAGCAGTAGTATCCATTATTGTAGACCGCTCCGCGAAGGCTCTGGGTAGTAAGCAGTCTCTGCCACCTGTCCTTCGTGAACATTTCCTTCGTTAGATTAATCGCACCGCCCGGCGTAACAAGTGCCAAACCCTCGGGGGAACAGTAAACGACCCCAACCGGCGTCGATACAATTGAACCGCGAGACGTGCATGGCTGCGTAACCGCAACGCGCGACATTGCCATTGTCGATGGGTTGACGCCGGAAATGGCGTAAGGTGAAACAGCAGTACAAACGATTAGTGTCTGGCCGATTACACCCAGTCCGATGATGTCGTACTCGACGGACATCGTGTACGGGGCTGGCCAAGCGTGCGGCCGGTATGGCTCGCAGAACCAGATCTCGTTTGACCTAAACCCGGCAATCATGCCGTTTGGCATCGTGATCAGCCCGCTGAGATCAGACGGCGGTGCGCCCCAGTAGGTGCTCTGGAGCTGGTTGTTCGCACTGACATTGACTATTGTGTCGCTGTAAGACGTCGTGCCCACGGCAATCTGGGTCACCAAGAAATAGGTGGCAACACCAGTCGAAGCCGTCACGGCACGGTAGATATTGACGAATTTGAGATTTCGCTGACTGGCCTCGGTGTTCAGAGGATTCGTTACTGCGATGGACCACGTACCGTTCGGATAGCCCGATAGAACGGTTGAGGGGTTAGAAGGTGGCCCCTCCTCACCATAGGCAGTAACCCACGTATAGATGTAGCTGCGGGATTCAAGCGTGCCGGAACCGCCAGTCGTAGAGACAGTCGGAGCTGTACTCGGCGCGGGTACACCAAGCAGCATCGGCTGGTTAAGGTAGAGCGTGTGAACACCGGACTGCGTGCCGCTGGTGTCAACATCCGCGCCATTGGGCGTAGACGAGAACCGGAAGTTACTTGCGCTCGGAACCGCCGTGACGAAGTAATACTGACTGGCGACAATACCTGTCGGAAGTGCACCGGTAGTGGTGAAATACACCGGATCGCCAACAACCAAGCCGTGGTCTGCGAGAGTGCCAACAGCGGGTGACGCAATCGTGATGGTGACGGTGCCAGACTTCTTGTCTGCCGTGATACGATTTTTAGTGTTGTAGGAGGGAGTAAGGCCCTCGCTTGCCCAATAGAAACGATCATAGGAATCGCTGGCAATGGGGCTGCGAACCACGTCGGTGTCGGGGTTGTCGAACTCCATCCAATACGAATTGGCGATACGAGTGGCATCAAGGAAGCCAAGCGGGATACGAAAGACCTTCCGGGTGGCGTTACTTTGACAAGTAAACGCCAGCCGGAGGTCACGGAATCCCTCAATTGCTCCGGAGTACACCCAAGCATTTTCACATGAGGACGACTGGTTCTGCGGCAGGTAATAATCATTTACCGCCGGGATCATCCCGCCAAAGTTTTCGAGCTTGAGCGACACCATTTCAGTTTGCCTTACTTGTAACCGTCAACGATCTTCCGACCAGCTTCCATCTCGCGACGGGTCTGCTCTGAGATCGGAGCTTCGACTTCCTCGGCGGGTTCCTCGGCCTTGGTGATTATGATCTTCGGCGTGCCGAGATCGATGATGGTATTTCCTGGCTCAACGGGCTCTTCCACGCGGGGACGAGTGCGCCTCTGGATGGTGGGTTCTTTCACTACTTCAGTCATCAGTTTCTCCTCTAACAGTTCCATGCTTTCCTCGCCTTACGAAGGCGGCTGTTCGGGTCTTTCGCTGCTTCCGGCCACATCCTCATCTGGCCCTCTGAGCGGGCGCAGAAGCTGCGTTGGCGTTTGCCACCTTCAGGCTGCGGCGGCTTCAGGTTCATCCCCTGCTTTTTGGCGGATGCGCGACCTTTGGCGTTGAGGCCACCATTTGGGTTCTTGCCCTCTTTTCTTTGCCATGCAGGGGTCTTCGCCATTACTTCTTGCTCGCATTCATGTTGTCGATGAGGTTCGGGTAAGGTCGCCCCGACTTCTTGGCAGCGGCCTTTGCCTTCGTCTTCTGAGCGGGGCTCAGGGGCTTGGACTTACCCAACTTAGCCGGACGCGCCTTTTCCCAAGGAGCCTTCGCCATCACTTCATGCCCTTTGGCTTGGCAGCAGACTTCGCCACGGGCTTTCCCATCCACATCTTCATCTTGCCCGGCTTCATCGGCATCGGCTTCTTCATTGGGGTCTCCTAGAGAAACAATTTAGAATTACTTGTATCGGCACTGCTTCTTGAAGTTGTCCCACTCGCCGCCGCGACGGATGCACTCCTGCATCTTAGCTTCGACTTCAGGCGTGTTGCGGCGCGTGATGTACTCTACGATCTTGGGGAGAACCGCCGAGATGACGGCACTTGTTAGCGTGTACCAGAAGGCCGGGTTGCGGGCGGCGAGGAAGCCGCCAGCAGCCACGGCGAGGAGCAACGTGACGAACAGCGCAATCGTGAGCGCTGCGTCGACGCCGCTCATCACTTCAGCTTTGCGACTTCGGTCGTCACGCCGCTGCGGATGAACATCGCCATTGCAGCGCCGATGGCCAGGTTGACGGTCTCCGTGAGGCCGACGTCGCCAACGAGGTAGGCGGCAACTGCGCCGATGATGGTGACAGCGCCGAGAATGTAAGTGCGATAGCCTTTGAGCATCTGCTTTTCCTACTTGTTGCCTGGGTGCGTGGCCCAGGGGAGTTGGTAGTGGGGACCGTCCTTGAAGGTTTTCCAGTCAAGGCCAGCTTCGATAGGCACGTTTTCGGATTTGGCTGCGGCCTTCATGGCAGCGGCCATCTTCACGTAGAGCGGCCAGTCCCAACGGGCTTTGCCGTTAAGGGTGGCAGCAAGGTCGACCGCGTGTGAGTAGCCGTTCTTGGCCACAAGGTGGCGGGACCGCATGGTCGTGGATGCGCCCTTGCGCACGAGGAGCTTCTGCTCTTCGAGGGTGCGCGGGCCGCAGGTGACGATGAACTGGAAGGTCTTGTCCCGCCAGTCGGCAGCACAGCGCTTGACGACGCGGACGAGGTCCGGGTGGACCGACTTAAGCTTTGCGAGAGATGAGGTGTTGAGGATCATTTGCCTTTGGGCCAGTAATTGTACCAGAGGCCAGCGGCGAGGGCGGCCAGTATGGCACTGGTGACGGTTTTGGCGATGGTCTGGGTGACGCCCTTCTTTGTTTCGCGCCATACATCAAGAAGGCCGCGCAACTCACGGACGTCAGTCCCGGCGCTCTCATCGTGCAGACCGACTTTTTCGAGGGCGCGCTTCGCACCTGCTTCGGCTGCTTGCTCGATTAGCATCTGAAGCTGTTGATCGTTCATCGTCAGTCCCCAATAAGCTTTACATCAGATGGGACGCCCGTAGCTGCCAGAAGAACCTGTTGGCTCATCTCGGTAGCCCTCACCATCTCATTACGAAATGACTCAACGGCAGCACCAGTGTGACGCTGCTGCTGCGAGTTCTCAATGAGCAAAACGGGCAACCAAGTAATCGCGCAGCCCCACTCGTCAACGTCCTTGCCAGTGTTCGGGTTCGTGCCGCGCACTTGGGTGAACCAGTTGCACTGGAGCCCCTTGCACTCACCCTTGATCAGCGGACAGAAGGTGCCGGGTTTAAGCTGCATGATTAATTCTTCGTCGCGATGATGAGGTCGACGTACTTGACAGCCATGTCGATGGAGCCGGAGAATGAGTGAGCGTGCGCGCCGCCACTGAATGAGTGCGTGTGTGTTTCGCCTGAGCCCGTCGCGCCGGAAATACCAAGCGAGGCGTCTAATGTCGAGCCAGTAAGGGAGTAATTGTTAGCATCCGTAGCGCCAGTGTTCCTTCGGTATGCCACAGTATTACTGGCTGAAAGGGCCGGAGTTGTAGCCACTGTATCATTGGCAGCCATAGCGTGCCTGTGGATCGGAAGCTGGCCGTTAGTCAGTGCTGTTCCACCAACAACGCCGGTCACCGTTTCAGAGCTGGTCGAACCAGAGAAGCCGCGACTGGCGAAAGCAGAGCTGAAGTCAACTGTACCGCCAGAACTTACCGTTCCACTAACGACGCGCAGGGCCTTATCATTGTGAGTAGCGTCCTTCGTCCAACCTATCGGTGCCGAAGTCTGCTGAAAGAGCATCTTGGTGCCAGTCGGGAATGCGTCGACAGGGGACCACGCCGTGCCGTTGTAAGACTCCAGAAATGACGTGGTAGTATTGTAGCGGAACATACCGGTAGCAGGGCTTGCTGGCCTCTGAGCAGTCGTTCCGGTCGGCGGCAGCATTGCCTGCCCACCGGGTTCTACCGTGATTGGAAGTTCGCCAACCGTGGTCGAACCGGAGAACGTGCCCAGCACCTTACCCGCCGCAGCAGTCATGGTGTGGGTGGCATTCCAATCCGACGGCTGTACGACTGTGTTGTCGATACCGTCTGCCTTCGTGAGACTCTTGGTATGTTTAACCTGGATTGCCATTACTTACTTCCACCCGCCTAATAGTGCCGCGCTGAAAACGAACTCGGAAAACGCCAGCTTTGCCCGCGATAGAGGTTGCCGTGCATGGCCTCGGCTTTTGCCCTACTAACGCTTTGCCTGAACTTACGAACGTAGAGCGCTGCCAGAGCGGGCGAGGAATAGGGCTTGGCAATTTGGGCCATCATGCGCCCAAGGACACCATCAAGGATTTCATTCCCGTACTTGTTCATTACCCATTCTGGGAAAATCGGGCTTCCATCTGTAGCCGTGGGATCTGTGACCGTCTTCGCCACGCGCGCAGTAAACGTGTCTGCCTTGTTGGGCGAGTGCTGAAGGATGACGGAGCCCGGCGTCGGCATGATGCCTGCCTGGGGAAAACCAGCGGAGTCTACGATGGTCATCAGACGATTGATGGTGCCGTCCTGAAGGGGGATCAGCTCGTAGGTGTAGGCGCTTGGGTTTTCCAAATAGGTCTGGGTCGTCGGCGTCACGCTGAACGCGATGTCCTCATACCAGAGATTGGACGTCTGAAAGAACTCGTTCACGACAGCAAAGAGCTCAAGCTGAATAGTCGCATCCAGCGCGCCGGGCAGCTTTACCCTTGCATTGTCCATCAGGCGGTTCATGTCAGCGTTTGCCATTCACCCCTCACGCAGCAATCGAAAGAAGTTGGGCGGTGAACTTATTTAGGAAGGTTACGGCACGCGAATCTTGTACATTTTCGTCGTCCCGGAGCTGCGACATCCCGCAGATGTAATATACAAACGCCACCCGATACTGTGGGTCGATATTAACAGCCGCCGCCATGCTGGACGTTGAGAAGTCTGGTAGCGAGGAGCGGAAATAGGACTTGAGGAGGTCGGGCCTCAACCGGCGTGCTTCTAAGACGCCCATGTTCAGGTTCTCGACAAGATCTACTTCCGAATAGCGGTACGGAGGCACCTGATCGAGTAGCAACACGCGAGCGCGGTCGATGTAGTCCTGAACAGTATCAAGTGCCATTGCTACCTCGCAAAGTAAGAATCCGGGGGAGAGTCACCCCTCCCCCGGTCGGACTTGATTAAGCCTTGGTGACGACAGCCTGGGCGATGGCCTTGTTGTCGACGACCTGGTAGCCGTAGACCTGAAGACCGCGCAGGATGGTGCCGAAGGTGAGCTCCGAACGCAGGGTTTCAACCTTGGAAACCTGCGAAGCGAAGGTCAGACCGTGGGCATGACCGGCGTAGATCGCATACTCGCCAGCAGCCAGACCACCAGCGACGCCAGCGGGGAGCAGGTTGGACGAGTAGATGGTGAACCGGTCGATCATGCCGACGCGGCCGTTGCGGAGCGGGGACACCGAGTCACCGGTGATGTAAGCCTGACGCAGATCAGAGAACTTGAGCTGCGCGACGGCCCACACCGGGAGGACGACCCAGCGGCCTTCCTCGGGGACGTTCTGCTCGTCGAGAGCCTGGCCGAGGCGCAGGATCACGTCGAGAACTTCCACCTGACCAGCCGACGGCGAGCGCGAGACAACCGCGAGCGGGCCGGTCGAAGTCACACCGAGGTTGATCGAGCTGGTGATTTGACCAGCCGTCGTGCCACGGTTCTTGCTGTTTGCACCGCCGAGGATGCCACCGAGAACGTCGGTATCAACCTGGATCTTGAGCTGCTGGGCAGCGTCATCGGACCAGATCGACAGGGCGTCCAGGTCAGACTGGATGTCCATGACGTCGTCGAGGATCGTATTGAAGTACTTGCCGTTGCCGATGTACAGCGTCAGCGAAGAACCTTCGGGGCGCTCAAGAGTCAACGCACCGTCGGCCTTATAATCACGAATGGTGATCGTCGGCTTGGTGCGGATCTTCACGCGGTCGCCCTGATTGCGGATCTCGCCTTCGTAGTCGGTGTTGGAAATCACCGACAGAACCGTCGAGGCGTAGAACTTCTCAATCAGCTTGCCGGACCAAATTTCGGGGATGAACCCGTTGGTCTGGAAAGCGTTACCCGTACCACCGGTCGGATAGATGAGGGGCGAGCCAGAGCCAGTGGCTACTGGAAATGAACTGGTAGGAATTGCCATTTTTGAAAAACCTAATTGAAGAGGTTAGCGAATGCGCCCTTCACGCTGTGCGTCGAAGATCTGAGCTTCGACCCTGCCCTTCTCTGCGTCCCTGCCCCGGAACTTACCGTTGGCAACGTCCGCATAGAAAGTGGCGATCTGTGCGCGTGTGAAGATGGGCTTCTCAGCGGGGGCCGAAGTACCAGCCGCTGTCTTAGCTCTGCCAGGTGCCGCAAGTTTCGCGAGTGGGACTTTGGCGACCGTCTGGGTCGGTACATCGTCCGAGTCGCCCCTTGCGGGGGCCACGGCAGCCTCTTCAGCGAGGAAGCCATTAAAGAAGGCGAGTACGCGGGAGGAGTTCCCTGCGGCGTATGCCGCCTTCAGCATATCATGTCTAATAGCACCAGAAAATGGATCTGGCAACTTTAACCAAGTTAGAAACTCTTCGTTAGTGTTCAGGTCACGCCAGTTGGGCAGCTTATCGTCGAGCGACGACATAAGTTTGCTGTGCGTATCCTGCACCATGACGCTGTTCACGCCCTGGAGTTTCTTCTCAAGTTCGGCGATTTTCTGGGCCTGTGCCTCCATGAAGGGCACGATTTCTTCCTTGGCCTTCTTGCCGACCACCTTGAGGAAGTCCTCGCCATAGTCGCGTTCTTCGTCCTCGGTGATCAGTCTCTCAGCCTTGAGCTGGGGGAGCGGAGCCGAAGTGGCCTGAACCTGCATTGTTGCGATGACGCCGTGCAGGTTCTGCACCTGCTCGCTCATGTCCTTGAGCTGGGTCTGGGCGCGATCAAAGCGACCCTTCATCGAGTTGTAGCGACGCTCCCAAGTGGAGTCATCGTCTGCCTTTTCAGCGGGCTTCTCGGCTTCCCTCGGTGCTTCGCTCTGGGCTTCAGGCTCAGGCTGTTGGGCGGTGAGAGGGGGCTGGCCGTCGTTCTGGGGTGCCTCGGGGGCCTGTCCATTACTTTCCGCAGTAACTTCCTGGCTTGCCTTCATGGCATTGAAGATCTGGTCGGACTTAGCTGCGGCTGCACGAACGGCAGCGGGGAGCTTCACATTCGGGTCGTGGGGGAGAGTAACTTCGCTCACTTGGACTTTCCTTCGATCTTGTCTGCGCTCTGAAGACAGGTCGCCATGAGCTCATGGAGGCGCGCAGCAAGCTGGGCGCGTCCCTGTGCTACCGGGAGCTGTTCGAGGGGAGACTGTATGCAGTTGTCTTTCTGACGATCAGCGAACGCCTGAAGCGCCCCGAGAAACTCTTGCCAAGTTCCAGGGGCGCTTCGGGCTAGGTTCGCTGCCTTTAGGATCAGATCCCGGTCACCGGTCATCAGGCGGTCAGGATCGTGTCCCAGGTGCCGTCGACCGTGCAGACAAACATCGCGCCCTTGGTCACAGCGAGAGCGTATGCTGAGTTGGCCGAGAGTGCGTTGATGATGTCGCCAGTGCTCGGGAATACGTTGAGCGAGTTGGCAGCAGCCTTGTTGAAGACGATCATCTGCGCGCCAGCCTTGGCGGGCGGCAGCTTGACCGAGTCAGCGGCGGTAGCAACCGTGCTCACACGGCTAAAGCTGCGCGTCAGCAGCAAGCCGTTGGCCTGGCCGCCACCGGCAGTCGCGGTAATTGCGCCCTGAGCCGAGTAGGCGTCCTCGACAGCGCCGGGAAGATCGCTGCTGTCGATGTGGAGTTTGGGAAAAGCAACCATTCTAAATATCCTTCTTGTTTAACGGGGACGAGCGATCTGGGAACCGGTATTGCCAGCCATGTGACCGCTACCACCAGACGCCTTGAAGGTGTTGTCGCCGCCGCGACCACCGGACGACACCTGACCCGAAGTGACCGGAGCAGCGCCATGCTGCTTACCCATGACGCCAGAGCGGCCGCCTTTGGCGTTGTCCTTGGAGAACGGCGCAGACTTGCTACGCATGGAGACGCCAGCCTCCATCGGTGCAGCACCGGACTTACCGAACATCTTGCCGGTGCCACCCTTGGCTCCAATGTTCGTGCGCTCAGTCTTTTCTTTCGTCTTGCTGTTCGGCATGGAATGATTGTTCTTCATGAAATGACCTCGAAAATTGACAAGAGTTAAATTGCCCTTGCCATCTTCATGGCTTGGACTTCTTCCTACCCATCCCAAGCGTGTCGGGCAGGTAGGAACCGGTGAAGGCAGGCCCCTTTGCCATTCGGGGTTTGCCGTAATCCTTGGGCTGCGCCATCTTCTTGCGCGGCTTCTTGAGGCCGAGGTTCATCCCCGGACCCTTCATCTGCTTCACGCCGCCCTTGGCAGCGCCTGACGATGTCTTGGTGAAATCCTTAGCCATTACTTGGGTGACTTTCTCTGCGGGAGGAATCCAAACAGCATCGTGGCCATTGCCTGCCCTCTGCTACGACGCGCCGAGTTACCGGGCTCATTGCCAAACTTCGGCAAGACGAACTGCGAATTGCGCGGATTTTTGATATTAGCCTTGAAGTTCGACATCCAGTCCTTCAGCCCTTCACGTTTTACGGTGCCACCTTCTGCGAAGTGGGCGACTTGTTTCCCCGAGGGACGCTGGGAGCGCGCGGATGTTTTTTTATAGTCCTTGGCCATCACTTCCCGCCCTTGCTGTAGCGGCTGGTACGATAGTCGCCGTTAAGGGGTGCACTCTGAGAGACGGGCTTTCGGTTGTGACTACCCGGAGTTTTAAGCGGCACACCGTAGTGGCCTTTTACTGCCTGACGAAAGTTTGCCACTTTGGATAAAGCATCCGGATTAAACACATTCCCAATTGTGCGCTTGGTGGGTGCCGCAGCACCGTACATATTTGCCGGAACACCCGGCTTGCCCGAAGCCGGGACAACGACGCCCTTGTTGGTCTTCACTGCGGGGGACGAGTTACGCATCGTGGTGCCGGTCTTCGTGGTGGAGTTCACGCCAGTGCCGCCAACGCCGCCCTTGCCGCCACCACCCATGCCGCCGCCACCCTGACTGGAAGAGTTACCGCCGCCAAAGCCGCCATTGCCACGGTTACCAGAACCATCAACGCCGGAGCCGCCGCCGATGCCACCAACTTCACCGCCATTGCGGAACTTGGAAATGACCTTGCTGCTGTGATGCGTGCAGCCCGCGATCTTGCTCTTCATTACTGGCCTCCTGAAATGTTGGTGCGCGGTCCCATATCGCCGGATGCACCGGTATTGGTCTGGCCGCCTTGCGCCTGGGCCGCCTGCTCTCCCATGCCGCCATGGCCGGGGATACCTTGCTGTTCTGCTGCCATCTGGGCCTGCCGCTCCATGGCATCGAGCTGCTCACCCGACGGCACGATCTCTTCGCCGGGGAGGCCAATGGTGGATGCGACGTTGCGGAGAATGGCCGCCCTGCCCTTTGGACCGACGATCTGCGCGTCGGTGGGGTTGGCAGTAATCTGAAGAAACTCAAGCTGGCGAGCCCGCTGGGTTTCCTTCTGCACGGCGACCGAGACACCGAGCACCCGCACCTTTTCCTCGCCGGTCAGGATACCGGAGTCGTCGGTCAGCATGACCATGTCGTAGAGCGCGGAGAGGAGCGGGTCCAAGATGTCCCGGTCAATGTTGGCAGCTACTGTCTGAAGTATTTTCGAGGCGTTGCCCATGAGCATGGCGAGGCCCGACGCCGTGCGACCGGCACCAGAACCAGCGCCCGCACCAGAGAGATACTTCGGAATAGCCGAGAGCTCGTCGGCCATATCGACGAACTTCTGATACACGCCAAGAAGCTCCTGGGCATTCGAGGAGGGCTGGAAGAAGTTGATCGGGGCCGAGCCGTTGTTGCCCATGGGATCAGACTGAACGTGCCAGCGCTTCCACGGGTAAAGCTCCTCGCCGTCTTCGTCGGGGGCAAGCCGGTCATCGTTGACCACGACCTGCGGGCCGGACGAGATGGAGAGGTTATTGACGAGGGCGCGGAGCGTCGCGTTGGACGCTTCCTGAATGTCGTTGAGAATGTCGGGGAGCCCGTTGCCGACGGGGGTGCCGGGCACCTTCTCGAAGCTTGTCACATAGTAAGAGTGACGCTTGCGCGGGCTCGGTGCCATCTGCACCTTGATGACATGGCGGCCGATAACCCATGCCTGAACATAGTAATCGCGCAGCTCGTCGGGTACGAGTTCTTCCTCCATGCCATACTCAAGCAGCATGCGGCCCTGCACATTGCCCGTGTACTCAAGGCAGGTAAGCAGGCCAGACTGGTTGACCAGCGGGTTCTCGCGCGACTCCTGCACGGCACGCTCGGCGTCCGTCGTGTCCCAGTTGTCGACGATGCCGCCACGGCCGTACTCATCGAGCACCGCGCGGATGGCTTCCTGGTTGTAGCCGGGGAGATCAAGAAGGTCGTTGAGGTCAGAGCGCGTCAGGCGGGTGCGCTCAATGACGGCAGCATCCTCAATGTCGGAGACACCCGGCGTCCACCAAATGTCGAAAGGCGAGACGCGGGTCCAGGTCAGGCGCGGCATCTGCTTGATGACGGCTGCGCCATTCTCCCATGTCACGGTCGGAATGATCCTGACCACCGGCCCCTTGATGCAGGCGAAGGGGAACAGCGGCAGATCAGTGATGAACTCAGTGAGGGCCTTGTAGAAGCCGCCCTGCTTCAGGATTTCGTCGAGCTTGTCCTCGGCGATGCGGGCCTGGCCCGCGTACTTCTTCTTGGCCGCCTGCCGCGCGCTCTCTACGAGCTGTTGGGTGCGGGACCGAATTTGGTCGATATCGGGCTTCGCGCCCATCTGTGTCATCGTGCCAAGCTCGGCCTCAATGAGGTCCGTGATCGACTTCATGATGTCAGTGGGGATCTTGGGATCGTCAGCGGGGTCGAGGCCCCACGGGCGGTCGGGTGCCAGATAGACGTCGCGGAGCAACGAAGAAGCACCACGGCACTTCATGGCGACGACGCGGGCGTAGACTTCCGAACCACCGAAGCGGCGAATTTCCGAGAGCTTGTTGGCGTCGTACTCGCCGTTGAACACGCGGAGCGCGTTGAGCAGCCGGTTCGACCAGCCAGCCGCCGAGTTGTTGCGGTGGCGCTTCATGACGTCGAACTCACGCCGGATGAAGCTGGCGATATTGGTCAGCACCATGTCCCCGGCGTTGGCGGCATCCTTGGCAGCCGCCATCTCCTCATCGCGCGCCTTGATTGCCGCGTTGAGCTCTTGCGGGCCGACAACCCGTAATACCGAGCCCGTTGGTGCTATCGCCATGTATATACTTTCTAGATCTCGACGATCCATTACTAAATACAGTATAGTCGGGGGTCAATGCAACTATTTAGGCTTACATGGAGAAGTAATAGTGTCTGACAATGCGATGTTACTTACTGGTTATACTCACATTACTCACTTGAAACTCGCGCGCGAGATCGCGATGGACTTGCGTCCACTGCCGGATATACTTACGATGCACGGAGTGAGTGGAACTGACTGGGAAGCAATCAAGCAGGCACCAGTGTTCCAGAAGCTGCTTCAGAGCGAAGTCGAAGCCTGGGAAGCAGCCACAAATACCGCTGAGCGGGTCAAGCTGAAGTCTTTGGCCTTCGTAGAAGAGGCCCTTCCCGAGTTCTTTGGGCGGGCTCACGACCCAAAGGAGCCCCTCAACGCCAAAGTTGAAGTGTTGAAGACTGTTTCAAAGTTTGCAGGTGTCGGCGGCTCGGTTGACGGGGGAAATATCGGTGAAAAGCTCACCGTGACCATCAATCTGGGCTCGGACCACTCATTGAAGATCGAAAAAGACGTTACTTCCAAAGTAATCGAGCACGAGGAAGCCTGATTTGGCCCAGATTACCTACTCAGCGCCCCCCACATGCGCTTCTTTCATGAAAAGTGACTCATTTACGAGGCTGATCGCGGGTCCGGTGGGCTCTGGCAAGACCACAGCCTGCCTTTTCGAGGTGTTCCGCCGCTCCTGCGAACAGCAGCCAGCCGAAGATGGCCTCAGATACACCCGCTGGGCCATCGTGCGCTCCACTTTGAAGCAGCTCAAGGACACGGTTCTCAAGGATATCACCTCCTGGCTGGAGGGCATCGCCGAATACAAAGTCTCCGAGAACACGATCTACATCAACATGGGCGACGTTCGCTCCGAGTGGATCTTGATCCCCCTTGAAACCCCCGAGGACCAGCGCAGGCTTCTCTCCATGCAGCTCACGGGCGCGTGGATGTCGGAGGCCATCGAGATGCCGCTCGCCATCATGAGCCCGCTCGCCGGTCGTCTCGGCCGCTACCCCTCGGCCAAGCGCGGAGCCCCCACATGGTTCGGCCTGATCGCCGACACCAACATGCCCGAAGAGGGCTCCGACTGGTGGAAGTTCATGACGGACCCACCGCCGGACGGGCAGATCTTCATTCAGCCCGGTGGTATGACGGAAGACGCCGAGAACCTGGAGTGGCTGACCCAGACGCCGGAGACCCTGAAGCTCCCGGTGACCGATGAGCGCCGCCGCGCGCAGGGCAGAACCTACTACGAGCGCTTCATCCGCTCGAACTCTGACTCATGGTGCAGGCGCTATGTGCATGCCCAGTTCGGTGACGACCCCTCGGGCACCGCAGTCTTCAGGGAGAGCTTCAACTCCCACTTCCATGTGTTCGACGAGGTCGACCCCGTCTCGACATACCCCCTTGTCGTGGGCCTCGACTTCGGCCGCGACCCCTGCGCAATCATCTGCCAGCCCGACCACCGTGGAAGGCTCTTGGTACTTGAGGAAGTAATCGCCGAGGATATCGGCCTTGAGCTCCAGCTCCAGCGCGGCATACGCCCTGCCCTCACGCAGGAGCGTTATCTCGGCAAGGCCGTGGTGATCGTGGGCGACCCGGCTGGCAAGCAGCGCAGCACCCTCTATGAGGAGACGTCATTTGATATGGTGAAGCGCCACGGCTTCAAGGCGTACCCCGCCCCCACCAACGACGTCGACAAGCGCATCAATGCAGTGGAGTCATGGCTCCTGGGCCAGCGTGACGGCGGCCCGGCCATGCTCATTGATGGCTCACGCTGCCCGACACTGGTGCGCGCCCTCAATGGCGGCTACCGCTTCGGGAGAACACGCAGCGGCCAGCGCAAGGCACTGCCCGATAAAAATGATTTCAGCCATATTATGGATGCTCTTCAATATGCGTGTGTCGCTACGCATGGCGGGATGACGGATATGATTGCCTCAAGGCTAATTAACCCGAGGAGGCGCGTCCCAAAGAACGTGGGCTCTGCTGCCTGGACCTAAGCTCCGAACGACAGCAGGACGCTAGTATCAACCCCGACGAGATGGGCATTCCGATGCCGCACGCGGGGGCGCTTGTTATTGGCCTGGGTCTTGGTCGAGGCCCAGACACAGTTCTGCTTCGAGTAGGGGCCATTTGGGTCGATCCGGTCCAGCGAGTGACACTTCGGCTTGTCGCCCATATCCTTATAGAACTGCTCGAAGGACTCCCACGACGGATCAACCTTGATCCCCCGCGCCCCATAATCCGGATAGCCGGGATTTTTGGGGTTGCCGCACCGCTGCCGCATTGACGTCCAGATAAAATACTCAGGCTTCTTGCTGAGCCCGTGCGTGGTATTGGAAGTCTTGAACAGGGCGAGCTTCAAACACCCGCACGAGGTGGCGCGGTGGCTACTGGTAAGGGAGTGGTTGTATACCTCCTTCTCAGTGCCACAATCGCACTTGACCATTACTCGCTTGGCAGAAATCTTCTTGGTCACGACCAGCATACCTGAGCGAAACCCCTCAATAACGACCGGTTTCCCGCGCACGCCGCCCATATACAAACTCCCTTTCTAATTGGAGTTTATATAATAGACGCATTCCAATTTTCAATGGCGTCTAGTTCAGGATCACTTTATCGATCCCAAACTGTATCCTGATACGCTCCTGAAGATCGCGCAGCACCGCGAGGTCCAAAACAATCTCGTTGCGCGCCTCTTCGGAAAGTGGCTGCCCGTCCTCGTCAGACAGGACGCCAAGCGTGAGCTCGATCATGTGTTCGAGGGTATTCAGGAAGTCTTCGGGCTCGTACATGGTGCAGTCGTACCATGGCGGGATTCTGCCCGTCTATTACAGCTCGGTATCAAACCATCTGTACGAGTGGGCACCAGTACGGGCACATATAATGGTGCAATGATGTTATGGTGGCGCAGGCCACTGCGAGCGCGGTTCGCATGACGATAACAACGTTGACCGTCAGCCATGCGAGCACGTCACGCTCGCGGTACATCACGTTCTTGCCCGCCTTTACAAAGTCAGGACCCTGCTTGAGCCTTCGCCATTCTCGGAGTGTGTCGGATGTAACGTCTAGCACCTGCGCAAGTTCTTCCTGAGTTAGCAATTCCAGCTTGCCGCGCAACGCCTCAGTACGACCCACCAAACACCCCATTTCTGTTATTCAGAGCCGTAATCAGTATTGCGTAGGGAGATGGCGCGGTGCAATGAGTAACAATACTGCTATAAATTATAAATAATTAGCACCTACCGATGTAACTCCTCGGGCCTTATCTGCGTGTAGCGCTGTAGGTTTTTCCAACTTTTATGGCCAGATACGGCAGCGACCTCGGGGATCGAGTAACCTCCCGGCACGAACATTCGCGAAATCCCGTCATGCCTGAGATCATGAAAATGCAGGTCTTCGATATGCAACTTCTTGCACGCCTCGGAGAACGGCAGGCTCACTGAGTTCAACGAGTGGGGGAAAATTCGTCCCTGCTTACGGTAGGCCGACTGCTGGCGCAGGATGATGGCCAGCGGGTCGATTACTTGACCAAGTACCGTGGCGTGCCCGGTAAGCAGCGGAATGGTCTGATCAAATCCATCGGGGTCAGTGGGATCTTTGCGTCCCCGGATGACGAGGGTGCGCTTGGCTTCATCCACGTCATCCCAGACCACGCCGCCAGCGCCAACGATCTCGCCCAGCCGCATGCAGGTGCCAATGGCGAACAGGATCATCTCCCACACCGGCACCTGGGAGCGCGGCCGGTTCAAAAAGTAATCTCTGAGCTTCTTGAGCTCCTCGTCGGTCGGGCGGCGCTTGCGCTTCCTCGCGTCCCCCACCACCCCAACATTGCGCAGTGTCTTGATGGCACCGGCAAGGGAGAGTTTTGCCCGCAGCGCATCCTGGTTGCTGGCGAGGATGCCGCCATGCTGGAGGACGACGCCCATGTAGATCAACTCACCCAGCACGGTGTTCGGTGCGAGCCCGTCACGCTGCCGCTTTACGGCGTAATCCGAGATCTTTGAAGTAGTTATCTCACCCAGACGATAGTCTTTCCAGTACTCAAGCAACTTCTTGCAGACTTGCTGCTTCGTATAGCCAACACGATTGAGTGTATCGAAGTATTGATCATGTATTGCAGAGTATAATACAAACTCGTCACCGCCCTTAGTCGTGTGCAGTGCGCCTTCCATCGCCCTTGCCCAAGCCTGCGCCTCGGATTTTGTCTTAAATACTTCCGACTGAGGGGGTTTATTCTTCAGGCGTACCTGAGCGCGCCACTTTGAGCGTAGACGATAAATTGATGCCATGGTGTTGTGTGCAATCCGTGTGCAGTGGTGTGCAGTGGGAAACCCAACATACTTGGATCGAAAGGGGTGTCAAACAGTTCATGTAACCGAGCAGAAACCTACTGTTTACTGGGTTTTCTGAGGTTTTTCAGCCCTTCGCCACGATAGGATTGGCGAAGGCTAGTTCCATGTCCCATGGAATTAGCTTACCAATCATATCAATCACATAACATTAGCTGTGTGCAAATTGTGTGCAGTGAGGGCTACTTCGTGCAGTAACCTACTCGGCGGGAAGATTCCCAGCTAAATCGAGCACTTCTTCAGGTGCTGAGTCAATCACCACCGGTTGGCGGCGGGCCTCAAACAAATCACGCACATTCTGAGGGGCACCGTCGATTACCGCCTGAGCAGCAGCGCGCTCGTCGGCGTCTTGGGCCTTTTCCTCGTCGGTCGCATCCTCGGGCGGGAGGGGCTTATCCAGGCGGCGCTGGGCATCCTCCAGGGGGAACACCTGAATCAGGAGGGCCATGTCGGCGCGGGCCAGTACGCCCTCGCCTTGGGCGGCGTCGACGACCACTTTGAAGCGGGCCATCTCGGCCAAGTCTTCGGGGGTCGGGGTGTACTGGTTCAAGCTGATGCCAGCCACTTTCCGGTTGAGGATGGTCTCGGCTTCGAGCGAGAACTCGCTGCGGACCATGGCTTCTGTGCGCCGAGTGATGTCTGCATCGGGCCAGATGTCGTTAGCCATCAGGTTGATGAACGAGGTCATTGCGAAATCCTCTGTGCCTGGATGGTGACAAGGGCGGTTGCGCCGGGGACAACGGCAAACCGGATCGTCTCGATGAAGCCGTCGTAGAGCCTGCTAAATGTGGCCCCGGTTGTTCCCTCGCGCGTCTGGACCCCGGCGTTGAACACGGTCTTGGCCTCCATGCCTGCCGGGAGAATGAAGTCGAAGAAGGAGATCGACAGCGTGGACGTCGTCGCAGTTGCGGCGGCGGAGATGTAGATCGTGGTGCCAGACACGGCGACAACCGTGGCGTTCGTCGGGATGCCGGTGCCAGAGATGCGGGCACCGATGTAGCTGGTCGGGTAGGTCAGGCCAGCGACACTGGCGATGGCGGTTGAGCCAGTTGTGATGTTTCCCGTGAAACCGCCCACGTAGTCGTAGGTGGCAAGTTCCTTCCCAAGGCGGGAAGCCGCCTCGGCGCGGCGAACAAGTTCCTCGCGGAGACCATAGGCCGGGATCGAGACATCGACGCCGGGGTTGGTGGTGATGCGGGAGTTGAGTTCGACGCCAGAGTTAGCGACGATCCTGGTGTAGGTGCCAGCCGGGACAGGCGTCACAGAGTTGCGAACGAGGCCAGTCCAGTAGCTCTCGTTGGTGCCAGACACGGCGGCCCAGCGGTCGGTGGCGTCGTCGTAGGCCATGTCGAGGACTGCGCCGCTGTCCGGCAGGACGCTCTGTGCGCCAGCGCGGAAGAGCTGCTTCTCCTGCTCGTAAATGAACTGGTCCTGCTCCGGGGTCGGCACCGTTGCGCCCAGCTTGAGGAGCGCGATGGAGCCGGGGAACGGAGCGTCGAGGGCGAAGTTGTTGCCGATGGTGAGGGGCGCAACATTGGTCGCCGCGTAGGCGGTCGCTGTCGAACCAGTCTCAACCTGAGCGCCCCACACAAGAACGTCAGCGGTGTTGTCGTTGGTCGGGGTCTGGCCGCCACGGAGGCCGATAGCGTAGCTGAGGTTTGAACCGGGTCCAGTTCCAGTCACTTCAAACCGCTGCCATGATCCAGTGACCGCAATCGCTGTCGTAGCGCCAGTAGGGCCAACGATGTGCATGCTATAGGTGGAGGTGCCATCGTAGGACTTCACGTAGATACTGAAGACATGCGCAGTGGCCGGTGTGTTGACGGCCTGAATGCGGCGCGTAAAGTCAGCGGCAACTGTACCGCCGCCAAGATTGAACTGGATGCGATCTGCGGCGGGGTTGCCGTTCGGGTCGTTGCCAGCATTTGAAGTGACTACGCAAGCGACACCAGTGCCACCGGCGGAGTTATTCCACGGAGCGAGATCAAAACTCTCACTCTGGCTAATCATGTTCTTGCCCAGCGTCATGCTGGCAAGCGGCGTGCCGCGCGTGACAGCCACCTCGCGCCCGTTGACTGTGATCGCCAGGGAACCGTCGGTGGTGTAGCGCACGCGGGCCTTCAACCATGTTGCGGTGTTGTATGCGGCGGTCGTGATGACCGTGCGCGTGGTGGTGCCGTCGAAGGCTTCGGCGGTAAGGCGTCCAAGGCTGTTGACCGCAAGCCTGATCCGGGGGCCAGAAGAGAAGGCGCGATCCGCGATAACGGTGGGTCCGACTTCTCGGACTGAGACGTTATCAAAGGTTATAGTGTTTGTTGCGTTGTTGACCTGAGCCAAAACATAAGTCGTTGTGGCTGTCGCTTGAAAATAAACAGAACCAGTACCGGGAGTTAAGACGCCATTTCCACCGTAAATATTAACGTCGTTTGATCCGCCAGATATAATATCGCTTTTCCTGAGTGCGTTAAAGTCCGCTCCGGAAGCAGATATAATCTGTCCGGTTGCCTTGTATGTGCGGCCAATAACAGTTGTAAACCCTTGATAGGCTGTTGAGTATGTTGACCCAGCAGGGTTTGTCAGAGTTGCAGCGCCGCTGGAAACGGTAATGGTTGCTGTTCCGCTAGTTTGGAAAAGGTTCCAGCCAGTCGTTCCACTGCTAAAATCACCGTTTGTGACCAATTCAGAGCCAACATTAGGGAAGCTCGTATCCGGCAACGTAGCCGGAACATTCACCCACGCGGTCGCGGTGAACTCGCCAGTGCCGAAGTCAAGGTCGGCGCTGTAGGGTTCGCGGAGGTAGTTGGATGCGCTGAAGCCAGAGAAGCCTACGAGCGATGTGCCGCTGGCGAGTTGGGATTTGGTGAGGGTTCCGAAGATCGGAGCGGATGCTGCCCTATAGGATCGGTCTGCAACCACCTCGACTACGGAAATATTGTCATAGAAGTTATAACCGTTGTTTTCGTTTGTGTTGAGAACATGAACGTATGTCGTGGTGCCGATTGCGGTGAATATACCGGACAGCTTTCCACTCGAATTTCTATTCACATCCAACAGCTGTAACCCTGCTGCGGTAAGACCGACCCTGAGATACGCCTGTGTCGCTGTGCCAATCGTTACATCGACTTCAACTCGATACGACTTGCCCGTAACAGTGGATAGCAATTGCCAGGCAACACCGAATTGCGCGCCAGAGTTTGCAACCTTGAGCCTCTGCGTATCAACGCTAAGAGCTGACTGAAGAGCAGTCCAACCAGTAGTATTAGTATCGAAAGTGCCATTTGTAATGAGTGATGCGTTGCTGATACTTTCCGCAGTAACATCGCTCAGGTACGCGCGGCGGATGTCGCCGGTCATCCAGCCGGTGTTGAAGGTGTTGGTGACTGCCGCACCAAGGTTTTTAGCAGTGTTGTCGACGTTATGAGCCGTCAGGCTGACGTAGCTGTTGGTCGCTACCTTTGAAATTCGCCCCCTCAATCTACTGGCAGGGACCAGAACTTGTGAATAGAAACTCGTCTCGGCGTTGACGAATGCCTTAAACCAATTGGATGCCGTACCAGCAAAACTGGCCCCAAGAATGCCGGGGTTCTTTGCCAATAGCCAGTTGGCTTGGATAGCCGAAGAAGAAATTCCCCACTCCAGCAAGTTGGGCGAAAGCACGACCGCATTTGCGGCAGTCGTATTGGAGCTATTCACCACCGTGCCATTGTGCTTGATCACAGACACGCCGCCCGACGTTGCCACCGCAATCGTCGGCACGCGCAGGCCAGTGGAAGTGTCCATGGGTGCGTCGGGGAGGACGGTCATAGCGATAGAAGACACACTTCCGCTGCCGCCTATACCTGGACCATCGCTGCCATAATCGCTCGTAATCGAGAAATAAACAGCATGGTCGTTCCTCTGGCTGATCCGCACCGGAGAAACATAGTTTGTGCCGTAGTAACCGGTGTACTTGCGCATTTGGTCTGCGGCAAAATTGGCGATCCTCAAGTGCCCATAGAAAGGCTGACCATTGGACTGGCCGACTGCCACATACCCATTGAGCGCATTGATTGAAGACACGGGAGATGAAGAGTGCGATAGAAAATTGGCAATACCATCGGTGCCAGGCTTCCAAAACCGCATCCACATGGGACGCCCCGGCTCAGTCAGGTCGTAGATGTTGACGTTGCCAGCTTCCGCCACAATAGCCGCGAGCTTCGGGAACTCTGCCTTGTTGCCACGGAAGATTTCGGAGGTGGAGCCGATGGTGGTCTTGGCTTCGTATTCAGTTGCGGAATAGCCGTACTCAAGCTGCGCGTTGGCGACAAAGATTGATCCTGCTCCGCCAGCGCCGCCCAGGCCGGTACGGTTGTCGAAGCCGATTGCAGTGTTTTCGTTAGAGGTCAATGTGATGGAGAAACGCTGCCACGTCGTAGTGACGGTGCAGGAGACAACCTGCATGTTTGCCCAGCAGCGTAGACCAACAGTGCGCGTGCCGCTTGCAGTACGCATCCAGACAGAGAAGGTAACTCCCGCTGTTATAGCTTGGGAGCGGTAGGCAAAATCGTTGCCAGCGCCGCCCGCAAATATGATTTCTGTAGCGGTGTTCGTTCCGTCGGGCGCAGTTACCGTTGGGCTGTTCGCCGTGAAGGTCGTCGGGGTAGTCGGGTAATTGTAGTTCGTAAATGTGTTGGAGTTCGTAAAAATGTTCTTCCACAGCCGGTAGAACTTGCCGTCAGACGTGAGCTGGAAGTAGTCGTTGCTCGCGGTGGTGAGCGCGGTGACTTGTTTGACGGTGATGTCATCTATCTCGAAGACGCCAGCGGCATTTCCGGACGTCTGAAATGTCAGCAAAACGGAAGAGCTGTTAGCTATCAAATAGAGCGTTCTAGGACCACTAGCGTAGTTCTGCGTAGCGCTTCCAAATTGCACGTAGTAATCCACTGATCCAGAGATGCGCGTGATATTAAACGAAACTTTGTAGAGTGCTCCTGATACAGTTGTAAGTGCCTGCGAAAGCACCACATAGTTTGACCCGTTGACTGTCGTACAAGTTGCCTTACCGCCAGCCGCCGACAACGAACCAGTACCGACGCCAGTATTGCTCCACCCAGTCGTGCCACTGTTGAAGCTACCATTCGTGACCAACTCAGAACCGAGTGTGGCACCTTCATAACGCGCAAATGTTTCACTCGCCTGCGGCCCGAGCCACTTCCCTGCAAGTGCTTCGTTGTACCAGCTCGTCTGCTGGCACTTCTTGGTCCACGCGCCGCCGTCGCTGTCCTTGGACGTGTCGTAGATCGTCATCGCCGTGATGGCGTTGGGGCTGCGGTGGAGCGCCTGGGCGGTGACGCCAGACAGATCCTGCTGCACGACGCTCGATGCGCTGGCAGCGTAGCCCTGCGCCAGGGATGCTGCCGCCTGCGCGTTCTGGGCCAGGGCGGCGACGGAGGCCGCGTTGCCGAAGGTTGCCTGAATAGCTGCGGCTGAGCCAGCGGCTTCGGATGCCTTGGCGGTCGAAGTGGCGGCACCGGCAGCGGCAAGACCCGCCTGTGTGGCCGAAGTGGTAGCACTTGTCGCGGAGTTAGTAGCCTGCGTTGTTGCGATACCAGCCTGAGTGGTTGCAGTAGCAGCGCTGGCCGCAGCGTTTGAAGCCTGCACGCCTGCCTGTGTCGAATGGCCCGAGGCGTTACTTGCCGAAGTAGCGGCCGCCGAGGCACTTGATGTGGCAGAGGCAGCCTGAGTGGTGGCCGAAGACGCGCTATTGGCAGAGTTGGTCGCAAAGGCAGAAGCTTCGCTGGCCTTCGTTGTGGCCGTCGTTACCGACGTGGACGCAGAAGTAGCCGACGAAGCAGCATTGGTCGCCGACGTGGCAGCATTCGTCGCCGAAGTAGCCGCCTCACCCGCCTTGGTCGTAGAAATACCAGCCTGCGTGGTGGCCGTGGTAGCCGACGCCGATGCGTTACTTGCCGAAGTAGCCGCCTCAGATGCCTTGGTGGTGGCCGTGGTAGCCGAAGTAGCCGCCTCAGATGCCTGTGTAGTGGCCGTAGACGCACTCGCGGCAGCCGCCGTCTGGGCGGTCTCGGCCGCCGTCTGGGCAGTCTCAGCGGCGGTCTGGGCAGTCTCAGCCCCGGTTCTGGCCGTCTGGGCACCCGTCTGGGCCGTCTCCGCACCCGTCTTGGCAGTCTGCGCAGCCACTTTGGCAGTATTGGCGTCAGTGGCACTGGTGGCCGCATTGACTGCGCTGGCCGCAGCCTGGTCGCGCAGCGTATACATCTCCGGGTTCACATCACCGACGTCACCCTTGACGCCCTGCGGACCCTGGGCACCCTGCGGACCGGCACCAATGATCTCGATGGTGTTGGTCGAGCTGTCGGTCACCACAACAACACTGTCGGTCAACGTGTTACCTCCGGAGAAATTATTACGCCACCTTCGAGGAGGCGAGTCACTGTGCCGTCAGCGCTGACAAGTTCGAGATCGTAGACGCCAGTGCGGGCGGTCACATCATCCGTAACCGTTGCAGCACCAGTGATCGTGATGGTCCCAGCACCGCCACCGAGCACGATTGCGCCATTGGTGGTGCTGAAGTTCAGCAAGATGGTGGGATCATTGTAGCGGCGGCGCACCTGCATGCGGGCAGTGTAACCGGTGATGTTCACCGGCACGCCAGCACTGTCCTTCCACGTCGCGCTCATGCGGAACGTGGCACCCTGCTCAATCAAGATGTCATATATACCGGCGCTCATGCGAACCGTTCATGCAAACATGAATTGCGTGTGATGGTGATACCTTCGGCCATGGCACCGGTTCTCTAGTTGAGCGGCCGGAATATACCACATCACGATTCAGTACAAAGCATTTTTGTAGTAAGTTACTACTCAGTAACGAAATGATTACATGGTGTTATGGTGTGAACTGCAGCAGCACGGGGTCTGCATTTAGCCGCAGCTTTACGCTCGTGTAATCTCCCACTCGATCCACTTGTTTCCAAAGCTCCCGTCAACGCCCTTGTAGTGGCGCTGGAGGATATCCTGGGCGTGTTCGGCAGATGCCGCCATGCGGGCGGCGTGGATCGTCGCCATACCACCATCGAAGAATGAGGGTCCGTGAACGTACTTTGCTCCGGTACCGTCGGCTTTTGTCACCAGCCAGAAGCTGATCTTCCACAGATGTTTTGGTGTCATGGTGCGATTTCTGTCCCTTGGTATGGTGTTATGATTTTAGGATTCGCCACGAAACATCCTGGCGTCTAGTTTTGTTTGGTGGCGTCCAAGATTTTCTGTTGAACGTGTTTGTCAAAATTCGCCCTGGCGGATATTTCCAAACTTACTTTGCGAAGTAACTAAGTTACAGCAAGGTTACAATTTCATTTTTATAGGCTGCGTGTTTGTAAGGTACCCCCAAACAGAGGGTGGGGGTGGGCCGCCCCCCTGTCCAGATGGGGGTGGGGGGTGCCTGCCTTACTGCACCAAGTAACTCCCCGCACCTTGGGTGTCCAGACGGTAAAATGATCAAATGATCCCCGGACCTGCGACACGGAAGGTCGCCCTGTAAGAGCGACCCCTGCGACAAGGGCAGGTTCTCGGGTGTCGTCTCCCTCTTGTGCTGTCCCTCGACCGGACTGGGAGCGCTGCTTAATCGCCGAAATGAGGCGGCCCAACATAACATGAGCGTGTACGCTCGATGTTCCCGGCCATGACAAAAGCCGGGGTTACATCATAACACCGCTGGAGCGCGTGAGCTTTCCCCGGTGCTATGATGTAACTTGGAGAAGTAAGATGTTTTCACCCACGGAAGCTGCCGCACGCAATGCGCAGATCACGCTGAAACTTGCCGAGAAGACCCTCGCCAAGCTCGAAGAAGTTCGCGATCCCATCGCTATCCGCAAGGCCGCCACTCGCTCGGCACTTCCGATGTGCAATCCCAAGGACCGTGTCTTCAAGAAGCGTACACGGTTCACCAAGGCCCGCACCACCAACAAAGCCGCTCTCCCGGTCTCCACGCCAGCGCCTATCGTGAAGAATACTCAGGTCAACGGCATCACATCATTCCATGAGACCAAGCGCGTGCCCCAGTACGCCATCGATGTAGTAAAAGTCATCCGCTACCTCGCGAAGTAACAATAAAGTTAATGACTAGCAGTCCAAAAAATCCATTAGTCATTACATTTCCTCGTAACCCCTTGTTTCGTCAGTGAGAAACTCTCTTTCTATATGATATAACTAATAACTAATAACTAATAGAGAAGGAGACCCCCTGAGTTTCCTCCAAAGGAGCGACGGTGTGATCGACCCCGTAACACCGTCTTACTCCCGGCATTACCTACTCTAGTTATTAGTCATTAGTCATATGCGCCCTTTCCCTATCACCATTCTGTAACCCTTCCATCATGGAAGGCAATGCCGACTCATGCCTAGAGTGACGCCAGCGCACCACCGCTGACGGTACTTATCAAAGTAACCCACTAGAAACCCCACGGAGAACACGAATGACCATTTCCAATCGCCAGCCGCTCCTCGACAAGCTCAACGATCAGATCCGGGAGCTTGGCCGCGAGTCCGTGAAGTCGGCGCTCGCCAAGCCGCAGATGGCGCTTGCCGTCATTCGTGCCGCCCGCGAGGGGCTCATCAATCAGGATGACGCCAAGTCCATCTATGCCGAGTACATCGCAGGTCGCGAGTACACCATCGGGCGCAGCGCCATCGCCGCAGGCATGGAAGACAATGCGAAGTCGGTCGCCTCGAATACTTCGAAAGTAAGCACCATGATTGCGGCGGCCATCGGTGCGCCGGACTTCGATGCCACGGCAGCGCAGATCATCAACCTGCGAGCCGAGATCAAGAAGTCCGGTGGCGACGTCAAGGACGTGTATCAGGCAATCTATGACGTTGCGGTGCAGCAGAACAAGGACACGACCCGAGATCTCGACACCGACCAGCTCGACGGCATCATCCGCAAGAAGGCCAAAGATGAGAAGGACGAGCTCACCAAAATGACCGACGAGTACAAGCGCCTGTACAAGCTCGCCTACGGCACGGAAGAAACCCCCGGCATCGATGCCATGCTGCCCGTGTTCGAGTCCATGCGTGACGTGCTC